CGTTCACTTGGAACAATGCATTATCATCACCCGCAAGGGCTGCAGTACCTACATCGGTATACTTAACGTGCAATCTACCTTGCTCTGCCCATTTGATAAGGTCAGAGTTAGAAGGCAATTCTGCGCCTACCATTCTCAAAAATGAACTAATTGTTCTGTTACCATATCTCTCGAATTCTTTCTCGTAGGTATCAGGAAGATACTGATTCAAGAAGTCAAAGTTGGTAATGTAGTTACTTGCCAAAGGCACTTGTTGTGCTGATGGCTGAAGGTCGTAACCGGGACCTGATAAAAAACTACCTGCCATAATTTCTAAATTTTAAAACTTTTTATTTTTTACTTTTTATCCTTAGCCCTCTACCCTCGGAAGGATTGAGTGCCCTAATTTGCAATCCATCCTTACTTCTTGCAACTTCAGGTGCTCTTCGCTCGGTCATATTTACATTTTTCATTTTCCTTGCGACATCCTCCGTTGCATCTGACTTGCCTTGCTCATAAAAGAACTTAGCAAATCGTTCAGGATTCATTGCGATGGCTAAAGACTTATGGTAACCCGCAGCATCTTTAATCAACCCTTGGTCATCCAAGAACTTCTTGATGAAGTTGTTAGTGTCCATTTGAGCCTCTTTGATGTCAGTGGCATTACCGGGATTATAAGTCAAAGTGGTATCTCCTACTTTGAAGTCAAAACCTTTGAAATCTTGAAACACCTCATTGGTCTTTTTTACGAACCAATCACGTTTTCTTTGAACTTCTTCCTGTTGGGTTTTAGCCGCATTCAAATATTGCTTGTACGCTTCAAGTTCTTCTTGGTCCTCTTTGGAAATACCAACCGTACTTGACTCAAGGGGTTGCTTGTACATTTCCTTTTGTTCCTCAAAAAACTTTTGCGCCCTTGCAATGCTTTTCTTTTTTTTCAACTTTATCTTTTTGATGTCGCTTTCTTCATCCAATTCTTCATCGTATGAAAAGTCTTCCATCAAAATTTCAACATCTTCATTGTCAAGGGCTTCGCCTGACGCTAAAAGATATTCTCTCAAAAGTTGGTCTTCGTTCATAGAAGAGAAATCTCGATTTAGTTTCACATAATCTTCGATACCTCTTCCTGTTTTCTTTTTATACTCAAAATAAGCAGCCACATCTTCAGGTAACTCTTCACTGTCTTCTCGTTCAGCAAATAGTTGGTCTACAGATGTAATCTCCTTATTGTATCTGTTTTTAATAAATGAAAGAACGTCTTCCTCATTTAACTCTGAGGATGGAGTTTCAATATTTTCTGTTGCCTCTACTTCCGAGTTTGTCTCAATTTCACTTCCGACTTCGGCAGTTTCATTTGATTCAACCTCGTTTGTTTCAGCCTTGTGCTTATCAAGCAATTCTTGTTCCACTTGTTGTTGAGATTTCTCTTCAACAGATGTAACTTCTCTTACCTTAAATTCCATTTGATTTATTTTTTACAAAGTTAATAATTAAATTCTGTTTAATTTACCGTGGTGAGAACTCCGCCAAATCGAAGCCATCTAAACTGTCTTCGTTGGATTCAAAGTTCAAAGGTGGTAAATTATTCTTTCTCTGATTAATCATTTTTGATTGCTCAGAATTTTGCTGACTGATGCGTTTTGACTTGGCAACTTCACGGGCAGACTCTCTTTCACTTAGTGCTTTCTCAGTCATAGCGTGTAGTTGTTGATTATAGTTAAACTCTTCAGCCATCAACTGACTCTTTAGTTGAGCCTCGTTATTCATCTTCTCAATCTCAAACGCTATCTCTGCTTGTTTGAGTTGCATCTTGCCTTGCAGTTCTGCTTGTTGTTTTTGCATCGCAAGTTGAGCAGCCATCTCTTGAGACTTCAAGTTTTGTTGTGCTGCCATCGCTTGTTGCTGCATCTGCATCTGCTCTTCTCTATCTTGTTTCTGTTTACGCTTTAACTTGAGCAACTGATTAGCAAGTTTGATGTTCTTGATTTCTCGAATATCAATAGCATCTTCAAGATTAATATCTTGCTTAGATAATGCCATTTGAATATTGGCTTCAAGTTGTGCTTTTTGTTCTTCATCAGGAGCCACTTCAATAAAGATTCCAAAATCATAGATGTACAAGTCTGAAATCTCATTGAGGATACTCACATTGTACTTACCGATTTTATTGACAAAGTCATCTTTAAAATCTGAATACTCCAAAATGTCAGCAACACGATACGTCAACGCCTCAGAGAGACTTCTGAAAATGTAAAGACTGCCGTCAAGAATGTGTCTTGTGGCAGTATTAGAATTCAGTGCAGCCAACTTCTGCAATCCAACCAATGAATCAGGGTCAGGTGTAGAAGCATCTCGTGCTTCATTTAGACCCGTCACCGTTCTAATCATATTCAAGTAATGATTGTAGTTGGTGATGAGCATCTGTGTTTTAGATGCCCCTGAGTTGGATGTAAGTTGTTGAATAGGAACTCTTGCGTTGTTGAATTCACCATCTTGTGTGTAAGACCTACCAATAACAGAACCCGTTTGGAAGTAAAGCCTGAGTGCATCTTCAGGATTGTATGCATTCCCTGTACCCAAATCCACTTCGTTGAGTCCATCGGCATCAATGTAGACACCATCAGGTACAACTCTTGAAATCACTTGTTGCAACTTCAAGTGTGTCATTTGAATCAAATCTGCAAAAGGAATCATTCTTCTCACAAGCGACTCAATTACACCCTTGTACATACGAGGGGCAACCGCTACATAGTTAGGTAGTGCGTGTTGACTTGCAGACTTTGGTCTTACCATATTCTGAGCCAACTCCCATTTCAAAAGGAAGTTTGTGCCCATAACCATTACACCATCATACCAAACATCAATGGTCTTGGAGATTTTTTCAAATCTACCTTCACCCATCATTTCGGTAGGTGGGTTGAATTGGTCGTCTTTCTCGACTACTTTAGAACCACCCGTCTCAAGAATCTTTTTCTTGTAGACCATATTCTTGGTGGTCTTGTAGTTGAAGTACATTACCGTGACGGTATCACGATAGAAAATATCGTTCTCATAGAACTGAGCCACATTGTAGTAGTCATACCAAGATTGACTGTACTTTGAGATTTCTTCCAAATCTTCATTGGTAAGTGTTGGGTCAATCTTCTTCAGTTCGATGATTGGCATCGTTTTAATCTCACCCCAATAGAAACAATCTTTGAAGTGAGGGTCTTCGGTGTAACTGTATACGATGTTTGCGGGGTCCACATACTTCACCTCTACACCTGCTCCCGGCAGGAACTCGTGCTTGGCTACTGCAATACCCAATGTCATTAAGTCATAATCACATCGCTTTCTAAGGTCGATGTAATGATTCTCTTCAAGTATTGTATTGATGGCTTCCTCTTCTGCAATCTCAATTGCAGGTTTGTAGTTGAGTTGCATATACAATGACAACTCATCATCAGACTTAGGAAGTTCTTCAGGGGGCATAATAAACGGGTCAACCCCTGATTTCTTTTGAATGATTTCAAGGGTATCTTTGGCTACCATCTGACCTTCCATAAGGTCTTGGTATTTGCTTCTCTTAGATTGGGACAATGCGTCTTGTGCATAGGCTTTTACTTTGAACAACCTATCTGACATACCATTAACAACAATATCAACAAATTTGGGAATGACAGGAACAGGTGTCCAATCCAAGTTCAAATACGACAAATCGCCATCGATGGCAATTTCGTCTTTGTATTTTTTAATGGATTGTTCGCCTCTTGCGTATAGTCTCAATCTATGGAAGTCTCTCCATTGATTGTAATATCTACATTGGTTTCCATCCTTTCGGAACCACTCATACTGAATGGCTTGTCCAATCTGCAATCCAAATTCATCTGACGCTTTTTCTGCATCAGAAACGAATTGGCTTGGAAACCCTGCAGATGTAATATTTATTTTTACATCTTTCATCTAACAATTTGACTTAATGTCCCCGTATTAGTATACCTTGCAAAGTTAACTTTTATTTTTGACTCTTTCTTTTCAGGTTGATATAGGTGTTTTTGACACGCCATAATTGCTAATCCCGAACTAATAGAAGCGTCATAACGGGTTCTGTTAGAAATATCAAACCTTGCCCAATCTTCTAACGTCCTTGTAAAAGGCATACTTCCCATTTCAGAATCATCTCTGTAAGTGCCATCAAAATCTATCCCAACATACTTTTCAATGTAAGACTCAATAGCAGCAGCGTGTGCTTGTTTTACATCTTCAGATGAGTTTGGTATTCCACCTAACTCTCTTTCTGTTTTGGATAGTTTGTTGAATGCTTTGTCGGGTCGATTCATACAGAATCCTCTGTACCCTCTGTTTTTGAAATGATATAGTAATCGAGGTTTGTTGTTCTCAATCAAAATTGGCATACCGTAAAACACACAAGCCATCAGAACTTCTTCAAAGAAAATCTCTGCAGTCTGTGGTCTTGCGACATACTCTAAAAAAAACTCATTGCTCGGAGCCTCGTCCATATTGAATTTGGTCAATCCGTGGAGTGCGCCATTAGACCCCTTGCCACCTACTGTCCCACTGATGTCATAGGAGTCACATCCAAATGCACCAATGTGTTCGTTGGCAGGATATTTGATTCCGTTCCTGACCACATACCTGTTCTGTAGATTTTTGTTTGGGGTCCAACTCACCAAAAATCTTCCACGCCTATCAGGTGACCAAACAACTTCTGTATCCTTGATGCCGTCTTTCCAATGGAAAGAACCACGAGTAAAGTAGTGCTCAGGTATAACAGAATCGTTATAATCGATTTGTTGGTAGATTTTTGTCAGGTTGAATAGTGATGCACGGCTCTCATCTCTGAATGCGTGAGACTCAGTTCTTGGAAATTGCCTGTAGTATTCGTTCAATGCGTCCGCATCATTCTTTAGTGATTCCACTTCAGCCTCCCAATAGTCAATGGCTCCTTGATGGATATACGCATTATCAATGCCTCTTATGGGTTTATTGGTGGGTTTATGCATCACGGGCATACCGTACCTGTCAATGAATCCTTCCATATTCCATTCCATTGGAATGAACAATGAATACAATCCGCTCTTTGTTTGACCGTTTGCATTACGATTAGTTGTATCAGAATCGTAATACATTTTCTTGAAGTTGTCACCACCTTTATTCAATGCATTAGAGGTAGAACCCATCATACATTTTCCAATGACTTTACTACCCAAACGCAAACAGGTTTTTGTGACACGCCAATTGTTTAGGATGTTATTTGGCTTTACCCACTTACCACTTTCATCGTGTGCCAAAAGCAATAGTTTCTCACCATCGTAACTGTTGTCGTCCGTGTTCTTCCAATCGATTGTGGTGTCCAACCCTTCAATGAAGTCCTCATCCACATTGTACATATTCTTCTTGGTAATCTTAGACGCAGGAACACGATACGCCAATTCTGTTTTTGGCTTGTCCATACCGTCCATAATTGGTTTGAAGAAGAACGGAAGTCTATTATTGATGGGCACTATCTTGTCTGTAAACATCTTCTTGGCATCCGCCCCCGTCTTAGACAGCACCCCAATCCTTGCATCTTTGGCAAGTGTTGCGGTATTGACGCACTCAGATGAAGACATAAAGGAAAATCCTGAACGTCTAATCTTGAGGTAAATCATTCCGAAACTACGCCTGTCTGCCTTACAGGCTTCCCAAAAGATGTAGAACAATCGGTTGGCTTCACGGTAGTCAGGATACCCCACATCAATGCTTGTCCACTGAAGGTACATATAGTGTGAGCCTGTGATGTAGGTAGGGATTCCATTGTTCATAAACCAAACACCTTCCTCCCTGTAATCGAACTCTTGCTCGATGTAGTCCACCCACCTGTTCTTGAACTCGGTGGGCATCTCATTCCATTGGAAAATAGATTGAATCCTTGTCAGTGGCTTTGGCAACTCTCTTCGTTCCCAATACTGTTCTGCTTTGTCTGAGTGTCTTTGAAGACACTCTTTTGGTTCTTTAGGCAGTGCAATCTTTAATCCTGAGATTTCGATTACCTGTCCAATCTCTCCGGTCTTAGAAATAACAACAAAGTCGTACTTATCATTGTACCCGTACAACCAAGACTTGTTTCTATTCTTTTTAGCAAGTACGTTTTTTGGTACATAATCCTGTACAACTCTGTATAGTTCGTTATTTAGACCTGCGTTCTGCAAAACCTTGTTTTGTATTTACTTTCTCGTTTACAATCACTCCATCGTTTAGTGCTTCTTTCTCTTCTTCTATCCTTTTCAGAATTTCAAAAGCATCGAATATCGCCAACTTCTTAGTTGCAGCAGCGTTCTTTAGTCTGTCTGCAGCCAAGTCGTCTTCGGGATTTGGTTTGATGATTTCTTCTTTAGCAACCTTAATCAGTTGCTCCACCGCCTTGTGTCCCGCTTCGATTATTTTTCTTTTTATTTCTTTTGAATTCATTCTTGATTCTTTTCATTTTTTTGATTGGAACGTATTCATTCCAACTATCTTCAAAATACTTGAACTGTGGTTCACTCATAGTATTCTTTGTTAAAGGTGTGATGTCTGTAGTTTACAAAAATCTCTTCTCCCTCCGCTATATCATCTTCTGCCATTAAGATAGATAAATTTGTTTTTTTACTAAAGTAAAACTTAGCGTTGTGATTGTCAGAGTGATTTGTGTATCTGCCTAAAAATGTTCTCTTGCCATCAATGGCTGCATTTCCAATTACCTCTCCTTTTTGCATATCACGTTGAGCAAAAACACCCTCTCCGTGTACATCAGAATAGTCAACACGGATGTTTGTGTTTCCATCGTCAAAGACTTCTCCTGCCAAGTTTCTGAACTCGTCAGATTTAAGCACCTCCATCAATCGCTCTTCGGTGATACCAAACTCATCAAGCATTTCTTCCCAACCATTCATAATACTAATGTTACTGCGTGGTCAAAAAGCCTGTACATCAAAACATCGTCAATCCTAAACTCGTATTCACTTTCAGGCTTGAATGAAACAATGTCGCCAACCTTGACACCCTGTTTCTCTAATGATTCATTCAATATAGTGATTTTTCCCATTAAAGGTTCGTGAGAGAAAGGTTTGTGGATGTATGTGTCTTCTGCGGGAATAGGTTCAACAAAACAAAATCTATCGTACCCATACCATTCTCCATCAATTTTGTAAGCAAAGAGTTGGTCGTAGTCAATCAAGAAAATGTTTTCCTTGAGAAAACTCTTACCGCTTTTTCTCCTGCCCTTCATATCGTTGTAGAACTTGAACACATTGTGGTGTACCAAAATGGTACACCCTTCTGTTATAGGTCCACTATAACTGAGTGGCGTGGCAATGACCTTTGCTTCTCGATTCGCAAATCGAAAATCTTCTTCCGAAGTATTTACAACAAAATCAATACCTGCAATATTCTTTGTGTTGTTGTACCTACTGTCTCCGATTGGAGACACTATGAATTGATTTATGGATTTCATTTGATTTTACGAGCCACACCCCACACACTCTACATATGAGTCCATTGGTCGTACCCCATTCAATTTCATTTTAATGTTGTGAATTTTATCAGCAATACTTAGTTGCTCTTCAAAATCATCGGTTTGTAATTTGTGTTCTTCTAAAATTTCAAGTTCTTTTTGTAGGTCTTCCATAAGTTAAAAGTTTATATTGTATTCAATAGAAACAGGCATAGTATGCGTGAACTCCTTCCACAACATTACTACACCTTCATCGTCTTCAATCCAAATTTTTATTGATTCAGTCTCTTCGTAGAATTTGATTAGGTGAATACTGTGTTTACCCCCCAATACTTCTTGACCTACTATATAGTGCATCGCCCCCGACTTGTAGTCAGGACCAATGGAAATTTTTCTAATATCCATTTTATTTTATTTAAAATTACACGTCTACTTTGTAGACGAATACATCTGCTGACGGCACATTACTCCAACCGCCCAATAAAGTGTGAGTGTACAAACCCCCCTCATCAAGTCCTGAACTATCTCTTATAATCTCCCAAGTCAATACATCTCCGGCACTTGCAGTGATAGGAATAGTAAGTTCGTAGGGAATCGGATGGATGGTACTATCAATTTCTACCATCTTTGTTGGAGACACCTGAATACCATTGATTAACGCTCTAAACGCAATAACCGCACCCCCGATACCACCACCTTGTCTCTCAAAGTTAACAAACCAATTCAACAAGTAAAGACCCGCTTGATTGAAAATAATGTTTCCAAGAACGTCTAATTCGACGGGGTCTGCGGGTCCGTTTTGTGCAGGACCGAAAGTCACCTGCAATGGCACATCTAATCCTGCAGGTTCTTGATTTACTGTGCTCGTTCCCTGCAATATAAGGGCGGCTGCAAGGTTCAGAGTTGATTTAGTATACGCAGAAATAGAATCGATTCGATAGTTCTTGGTGATGTTTGCATCATCGGCATCACTACCAATTAAAATATCTAATCCATTTACGCTGCTATCTACGGGATATGTACTAATTCGTGCCATTCTTCAATTCGTTTATTTCTGCCTTTAGTTCTTGAATTGCTTTTACAAGCACAGGAATAAGTACAGATGGTGCTGCCCAATATTGGTCAGGGTTCGTTTTATCTACGAGTTTATGAAGGATGTCCTCTACATTGTACTGACTTCTAACAGAGTCCAACTCTTGAGCCACGAATCCCACGTCATTGTATCCTTGCATTGACTCATCTCTTCTGTCCCAATCCCAACTTACAGGATTCAAGTCCATCAAAAAGTCAACTCCTAATCCTAAAGGTTGGATGTTTGTTTTATCTCTTTGGTCTGATAGTGCTGAAATAACAGGGGTATTACAACGAAGGGTTGTAACAAATGAATTACCCAACACAATTTCATTGTCATTAAGTGCCGTAGCATCATTACCGAGACAAGTCGTATTCATTGCAGAGGGCAAGGTGTTACCTGCATTGTTTCCAACTGCCGTATTGAAACTTCCGTCAATAATATCAAAACCTGCAGCATAACCTACTGCAGCATTGTAACTTCCATTTGTTGTCAAAGACAGAGAAGTATGACCCAACCCCGTATTAAACTCGCCTGTATACGGACCTGCAAAAGTGCTCATTGTGTTTGTGCCAACAGTAACATTCCCATCTCCAATGATTTCGTATTGAGAGTCAGCACCAATGGCGATGTTATAACTACCACCCCCGGTTTGATAACGAGATTGTCTCCCAATAGAAATATTTTGAATTTTTACACCGATTGTTGCTGCTGCATCTGCTCTTGAGCCAATGGAAATGTTGTCATCATCTCCCGCTACATATTCCGAACCTGCCGATACGCCAATTCCAATATTATTTGAACCGTGTTGCGCCCTTAAAGCACTGACACCAATAGCCACGTTATCGTCTCCACTACCACTCGCAAATGAGTTGTAACCTATTGCGGTGTTTCGGTCTGAAGTCCAAACAACTACAAAAGGACTTTCAGGCTCTAAGTTTTCACCACTTTGATGACCAATAAATACGTTTTCCGTTGCACCTTGAAAGCCTGTGGTTGCTGAATTCTGTACCGTAAAACTTTGATAGCCTAAAGCAGTATTAAACCTAACACCCTGTACTGTACCATTTATGGTGTTCTTACCTATCTCACTACCAACAATAGTGTTGTATGAGAAGTCATTTCGGATTGAGTTAAGTGCATCGTTAAAAGAATTAGCACCAATTATAGTATTAAGAAAAGAATTGGTTCTAAGGCTCTGTCCTGTTTCAGCCCCAATAACCACATCATTGGACCCACCTGCTTGATTCGATTGAGCCTGATACCCAATAGCCACACTATTAAACCCACCTACTTGATTTAATTGAGCCTGATACCCAATAACAACATTCCTTGGATGACCGCCTGTAGAATTACCTCCCGCCTGAACCCCTAAGTAAACAGATTCATTATTAGAAGTTGTGATGTTAGCAGCACCCCTGCCCAACACAATAGATGTGTCGTCATTGATAGAAGTAAAATCTCCAAGGAAAGTAGCACCATTAAATGCAATGGTGTCGTTTGGCACTGTGCCCAAACCACCAAAAACATATGTTAGGGCGGTTGTTTCTACAGGTTGAGCAAGGGCGTTCCCATACCACATTTTTGTTGCTGACAGGGTGTTGAATGAACCCAACGAAAGAATGTCACCAATGGTGTAGTTCTTTGTTGCATTCAAATCATTTACATCCGAACCAACAACCTTGTCTGAAAGTGTTGGTGTAGCATCAATTGGGTATGAGGATATTCTTGCCATTATTCTTTTTTACTCTGCGTAACCTCGCCTGTCTGTAAATTGATGACAGAGTCGGGTCCGTATTTCTCAATCAGTTTCTTTTCTTCAATCAAAAAGGTTGCCTTGATTTTTTTGACTTCGTCCATAATCATTGACTTCTGAACTTCGAGTTCTCCCAACTGCAATTTTGCACGGGTAAATTCGTTGTTCAACTCCTGCAATCTTTCCAATTCTTTTTCTTCAAGTTTCATTTTATTAGATTTTTTAGATTTCTACAAAGTTACAAATTATTTAGTTTTAATCTTTTCAATAGACCTACCACCAAAGTATGCTGAGATTACTGTAATCAAAACAATCTGAAGGAGGTCTACCCAATTTTCTTTTACTTCAAAGGCAATCAAACCTGCATCGATGAACACCATCACTACGGTAGACACTACCAAGAACAACAAAACCAATGGTCGTACATTCTTTGAAAGCCACGAACCACTTGAAGCCATATCAGCCTTCCATCGCTCCGTGACGTTTTGTTGCATATCTTTTTCTGCCTCAATAAAGATTTGAGTCAGTTCTTTTTCGAACTGCGCCTTCTCATCTTTCGTTCTCACAAATCGGTCTACAAGGTCGCCAACCTTGTCAGCAACATTGTCAATTCCAAATATCTTTTTTAGTATCTCTTTCATAAATGCTTGTATTCTTCGGTAGCATCAAAACTTGGACACGCCTTTGGCGCAAAGTCTCGATGACCGTGTATTTTAGCATCAGGTGCTAACTTCTTCAGAAAGAACAAAAGATACTCTAAAGCATCTTTCTGTTCTTGTGTGCGGGTATCTTTGGGGGTCTTCCCGTCTTTCTCTACACCCCCGATATAACAGATGCCCCACGATTTACAATTGTATCCTTTCGTGTGAGCACCGCACTCTTTTAATCCCCTGCCTAATTCAATGGTTCCGTCTAATAGCACAACAAAATGGTATCCGATTCCTTTCCATCCTCTTTGTTTGTGCCACCCATCAATGACTTGTGCATCGATAGAATCATCGCCCTCTCTTGTTGCCGAACAATGAACGATTATCTTTTCTACTTCACTTGATTTCATATGCTTTATTTACCCTGACCTCGGTATTTTGCTTTGTATCCACGCTTACCTTTAGATGCGTTTTTACTATGGACACCGGGTCGCTTTTTTCTTTTTTTCTTACTGTAGTAAACACCAATGATTTTTTTCATTCGTTCAATGTGTCAACAATGGTTTGTAACGAATCAATTGTGATGGTAGGCTCAAGCATAATGTTTCCCTCGTATACTTGGGTTACTTGACCATTTACAGAAACAAGAATTACGGGCACTTTTCTGAGCCTTGTTTGATTGTAAAAACTCTGCTCTTCTAACAATGCGTACTGAGTTTCGCATCTTTTGAGTTTCTTTAGGTCTAAGTTTTTAGACCAATTCCATTCGGTGTTTACCTGAGTGACTGTAACACGATAGGCTAATTCGGTAGGAGCAGATTCCGTCACATCATTTCTAAAAATGATTAACGAAGATACAAGCATAAATATTCCAACTACCGATTTCATCTTAATTCATACAATCTTTCTTCAAGCAATTTAAGAGATTCTTTGATTTCTTGAATATCTCCTTTTACTACCTCTACATCTTGCTGAGTAAGGAGAATCGTTTTTCTTACGAGTTCGTCTTTGTACTGAAACTCTTGAACAGTAACCGCAGGTTTTGGAAGTTCTTTTGCTTCTGCAATCTCAGCCTTCAAACTAAAGTAGACTCCCGTCACTGACGCTACAATCATAGCCAACCCCGCAAAATCCTTCACCGTCAATTTTATGTTTGTGCTCTGACTTAACTCGCTCATTTTCTACTATCTCATATATTATTTCAATATCTCCAACCGTGCTTGTTTTTACATACATCATACGAACATATTATGGCACAGAAACATACTCAATTCTAACAGAGGTTCTTAATTCTCCTGTATTTGACGGGAAGGGGCTTTGCCCTGCACCACCCGAAAAAACTGCTTTAATACCATAAGGGGTTCCTGCGAACATAGGCACTAATGAAGAACCAAAGAAGCATTGGTCGGTGTTACCTGTTACATCTTTTTTGTCCATCAACCCTCCGAGTGGGGTCAGAAAACCTCCGGGGACAGAATAGTCGTACACTCCACAGTAAATATCAATGTCGCCAAACAAATCAAAAAAGTGAAGGTTTACAGATACTCTATAAACACCATCGGCTGCCGGTGTAAAAGTGGTTATACTAACTGAATTGAAAGTAACGGTAATCGGTGTGATGGTTGTGCTTGTACTAAAATTGGCTTGTATCGAATCAAAAGGAATATTTGTAACCACACCATTGACGAAGTTAAAATATGGATTCACCAATCCTGACCACGACATTTCTAAGATACATTGCAAGGGAATATTAGGGTGTTGAGATGGATTCTGAAAAATCGCTCCTGCAGCAGAAGTAACAATAATATCATTAACAGGCTGACTCGCTGCATCTGTTACATTATCGAGAATTGCAGGTTGAGCCGATGCTCCTGTACCTCCATTGGTTAATGGTAGTATACCTGTTACCTGACTTGTAAGGTCAACAGAACCTGAGAGATTACTCAAATCTAAAGAAGTCTCAAGGTTTGCCTTGGTCAATCTGATGTTGTTTACCCCGTCATAACCAACCAACTCTCCCGTACCCGTTAGAGATGCTGCTGAAGTAAATCCTGAAAATTTAATATTCGCCATTTTATTCCTTAATTATGTTATCTCCGGCTTCAGTAATCAAAAAGTCTCCATTTTCAGCAATCACATAATCAAGTGGTGGTGGTGGTGTTCCTCCGCCACTATTGACTACTGTCAATATCGCATTCGCTATTGCTATAATTGTTCCCATTTACCACAATGCAATGATGTCTGAGCAAGTTGTTGCCGTTAACTGCACACTTCTAACCATAATCGGTACATAAGATGCGTTAGTCAAGTTGGTTAACAATACCGTGTCTCCACCCGATGTTACGATGTTTAAATCTCCACCTGTTCCCACAAACAACACAGGACCGTCTTCACTCAACTGCATAGAGTAGACGACATAGTTCTCCCCCAAAACAAGAAAGATGTTTGCATTTAGAAACAACTCATTTGTCAATACTTTCAGCACTTTTGCAGATGTGCCTGTTGTTGTGTTGTAAACTACATCACCTGCTTTTACTTTAAGAGCCAAAAAATCAGTGGTGCTATCCTGTAGGAATCCTAAAGCAACGCCATCATTCTGACCCTCTTTCAATTTAGACGATGGAGAAGGAATCGGCACGTCATCCGTGGTAACGTATACGTTGATTGCTCTTCGACCTTGTAATTTCTGATACGCCATTTTATTACTTATTATAAGGGAACATTCTGTTTAGTCTGTCTCTACGAGCAGAGCACCCACAGTCCTTCCCTGTTTTTTCACTTACTTTATTTACAATGGATTTGATTCCTGTCAACTGCGTTACCTTAGCGACTGTGTCTCCAAACCCTTTTGATGTTTCACTCAATTTCATTTTTTGCACTCACATATTTTGTAGGGACAATCTTCAACCTCAACGATGAGTTTGCTTATCCCTTTATTCCAAATACACAACCCTTTCTTCCAAGTTGCTTGAACCCATAATCCCGCTTTAACTAACCACTTTCCCATATTACTTAGAAATAACTTTAGAGAGGTGACCTTTGACTGAAGATGGGTAGCATTTTTCGTAATGCATTGAATGGTCTGCACCGTATGCGTGACCGTACATCTTCTTAGACATTGCTTTGGACTCGTCTCTTCTGTCTTTCATAGATTGAGACTTCTTTCCGTTTCTTGCGCCCATCGACTCATCGAGTCTTGAATTATAACCTTGTTTCATAACATTATTTATTTAGCACACCCAAAGTTCTTGGCAAAATTTGCCATCTTAACCACACTTGGTTTGTACTGATTTGTATTTTTCATTACCGTTTGAGCAGCAGCGCAAACAGATTTATTAGGCATATTCTTTTTTGCCCACTTGGTAAACTTACCTTGGTTGGACTTTTTGATTTTAATGTCTTTTAACTTCTTGGTTGCCATAACTGAATTATTTGATACAAAGATACTAATATTTTCCTTGCCTACTTTTTGGAGAGGATGCCGTGTCTTTGCCCGGTCCGCCCCATAATTTTTTACACGCCCAATACCTTGCCGTCAACTTTGATGTGGCAGTGCCACACTTGTGTCTTGCACGGAATGATTTTCTTGCGGCAGCAGAGTAGTTGTGACCATAGCCCTTTGCGCCAAAGTGAATGAGTTTCTCTTTGCCGCCTTCACAGGCTTTCACCATTTTCTTTTTTCCTGCCCTGTCGCTTGGTCGAACAACATTGCATTTCATTTTGCTCTTATCTGCCATTATGCATATTTCTTGGTTACCTTACCTGCTTTGGTATTTGAGACAAACTGTCTTTTTCTACCTCCTACACGCTTCTTTTTTCTTGCCGTGGCTGCTCTCTCAGCCTTGGTCATACTCTGAGCCTTCTTCAATGGAAGACATCTGTCAGGATTCTTCTTGTCTTTGCTTGTACCACAAGCCCCCTTGATAGAACCATCAGTTCCGATACGAACCCACTTCTCATCTCTCCATTTTTTTAACTCGCCCATCTTTTATTTTTTACTCCCCTTCGCATAGTTGGGGTCTTTGCAATACTTACTTGCAGCCATATTCGCATAGGCAGACGGATACCTATCAAACGTCTTTTTTGCCCAAGAAATTCCCGCAGGGCATATCTTATTGCGTTTTGTTTTCTTCTTAGCCATTACGATGGTAGGGTTGGTTTACTGCCAAGGGTTGCCAATCCTGCAATCTTAGTAGATGACTTAGAATTATTTTTTCTACCGAGTCTATCCTTCAATGCTTTGTTCTCTTCATCGAGTTTAGCAATGACCTTGGCTTGTTTGTTTTTGATAGCCAAGGATTCGATTTCCTTCATTCTTTCAGAAAGGTTTGCGGTCTTCTCTGAACCCTTCTTTTTCTTTGACTCGTCCGTCTTTTTATTCTCGTCTGCCATAATATATTATCTTTGTAGCAAAGTTACTAAATTTAATTGAACGTATTTTGAAAGAAGACTACCTGAAATATTGGAGAGTCATACGGCAGTTCATCAAGGTTAAATACAAATTGACGCAGTCAGACCTTGACATCCTTTTGTTTCTAAACTCAGAAGGATATTTTTCAAAAGACAAGTTCGAGGAATTCGATAGTCTGCTATCGTGGGAAGAGCACCGCTTTGATAGGTTGCTCCGTGATGGGTGGATAGAGGTGTTCAGAGAAAGGAAAGGAAACACCAAAGGATTGTATATGCTTTCCTACAGGGCAAAGCGTGTGATAACCTCTATCTACAAAAAACTGAGTGGGGAAGAGATGCCCACCTCCCCATCAGCGAATCCTATGTTCCTAAAGAATGTGTCGTATACCGACAGACGGTATAGAAAAGCAATTGAACGTATGAACGAGTTTATTCGACAACAACGATAGCGTGTTCTTGAATAATGGTCACCGTCTCTTCTTTGATGACGAGGGTGTACGCTTGGCGTGAATCGTAGTAGACAATGTCGCCCTTTTTGATGTGCGACACATCGGTTCCGGGCAAGACAATCTCACCCTTTTGGTATCTGAAGTCTGAGGTGTCCTCAGCACTCAGCAACAATCCCGATGAGGTCTTTACCTCACCCTCAATTTTTTTAATGATAATGTTTTTTCCTATTGCTCTCATTTCTTGTATTTTTTAGCCGATGCAGGATGGTGGTCGAAGTGGTCTAAGAAAGGGTCCCTGTCTGTCAGCCCTTCACGAGCGAGTACTTTTTCCTGCCAAGGCTTAAACATTTCATTGCTCTCGTACACCACTACCGTATCCACGGTGCACCTGTCTTCGTGGCAGGTGTAGTTTGACACAATGCCATCACCCTCAAGACCGTAATCCTCATAGGAGTGGTCCCCACCCCATATCAGTGGGCTATTACATTTTGGACATCTCATAGGTGTGCGTAAAAAAGCATTACTACTATAAGGACGATGATACCCAACACACAAAAGAAGGTAGCCAATTCTTTATTCTGTTTCATAACTACGAGCCATTGTAATAATTGCATTGGTCGATAGAATCGTTACGGCAACCGATACTGCATTCTGAAGGGCATTGCGTGTCACCTTCACAGGGTCGATGACCCCCAACTTCATCAGGTATCCATAACGCTCGTTTTTCACATCGTATCCATACATCCACCCTTTGGTGTCTTTGTACACATCGACCATATCCTTACCTGCGTTCTCTAAAATTTGTCTCAGGGGTGCTACGAGGGCTTCTGCCAAAATTGCGTAAGCAATTTTTTTTGCAGGATTTTCACTCTGCTTGTCTCGGTACGTCTTCGCCACGTTGTACAGGGTAAGTCCTGCCCCCGGCAAGATGCCCTCTTCCAATCCTGACTTGACGGCACACACCGCATCGTCCACCCTATCGTACAACTCTTTCTGCTCAAGGTCCGTGTTTCCACCTACATACACTACACCAATACCACCTGTCAAAGAGGCAATCCTCGATAGGATGAAATCTTTGTCGGCTTTCTTAGTGGCATTCTCGTAGGCTTCTTGCAGTTCTGCTGCCCGTTGGATGGCGTTCTCTGCATTGGCATCGTCCTCGTCTTTAATGATGACCGTTGAGTCACGGCTAACTATCACCTTAGCAGCGTGACCCAAATCGCTGAAGTTAATCAGACTCAAGTCATCACCTGTTTTTTCACTGAAGTAGGTTGCGCCTACGCTCACCGCAATATCCTGCATCAACTCGTGCTGCTTGTATCCAAAGTTGGGTGGGGTGATGTTGCAGAACTTGAGGTTGTTCTTCATCACGTTTGCAGCCAAGGTGTTGATGACGTTGACCGCACAGGGTGCAATGATTAATAGTTTCTTGCCCTCTGCAATGATTGGTTTTAGAACCGCCTCAACCTGAAGGATGCTTGTCACCTCTGCATCGCTCACCAAGACATAAGTGTCTTCAAAGACACATTCGTCACGCTTTTGGTCGTTGATGAATAGTGGAGAGGTGTATCCCCTGTCTACCTTGATGCCTTTCGTAGTCTCATAGTAGGTGGATGAGGTCTTGCTTTTTTCTACAGTAACCACTCCGTCAGGACCCACCTGCCCGTATACATCTGCAATGATGCCACCAATGTCGCTATCGTTGTTTGCAGAGATGATGGCTACGTCTCTGAGTTTCTTTGAATCCAACCTCTTACCCTTTCGCTTCAATAATTTGGCAATGGCTTTCGTCTCACTCACGATGGTGCGAAGCACTTCGGTGCGATTCACATCCTCACCCATCATAGATGTACCCGCTTTGACGAGTGCCTCGGTCAGCACGATAGCCGTAGTGGTTCCATCACCTGCTGAGGTAGCCGTTCTGTCTGCTGCCTCTTTCATCATACGAACCGCAAGGTTCTCTACAGGGTCTAATAGTGAAACGCTCTTAGCCACTGTTACACCATCCTTGGTGACGGTGATGCCGTGAAGGTGTTCGGGAGATTCAATAAGCACTGTATTGCCTCGTGGACCGAGTGTGCTTTTTACTGCATTTGCGATTTTAGTGATGCCGCTAATCAATTTACTGCGCCCTTCATCCAAAAAGTGAAGTTCCTTTGGCGAAAATCCTTGTTGCATAATCTAATTTAATTGCATTACTTTGCAAATATACAAAATTTATTCTAATGAAAACATACATTAATCGCTATGGTGACAAGTTCACTTTCAAGTTAACCGACCAAAGAACCATTCAATGGAGTGGTGATTTCAAGTACCACCGGTTCGGGTACAAAGAGTCTGAAGATGACAAAACTTTTGTGGACCCAAGTGGCGGTCCATTCATTCCATTAGGAATGGATATGAAGTTGTTTGGTTTCGATGGGATGATTGTAGATGGGTTCATCCCTAACGATGACGGGTATGAGATAACGTGTAAAATAAAAAAATGAACAGAGAGATACTATTAGAGTTGTTTGAGAAACTTTGGAACGCAGACAAGGACAAGTTTACTTGGAACGCAATACTGAAGGACACACTTGAAAAAATAGGCGCAACTGAAGAAAAGTAGGCGCATAACCTTTAAAACCAAAGAGAAATGAAAGCAATTTTAGAATTCAATCTACCCGAAGACAATCAGGAATTCAAATTAGCAACCAAAGGTTCATATTGGTGGAATGTTTGTTGGGAGATGGACCAATGGTTAAGGTCCCAATACAAGTATATGCCTGATGAAGAATTTACGCAAGATAGATATGATGCGTATTTTGAAACAAGAGAAAAACTCTTTGAGTTGATGAGTCAGAACGGTGTAAGTTTAGATGATGTACAATAAAATGACTGAATGCTCATTTTATGTGCCCCCTACTCTCTCTCTCTTTTTACCTCCTTTAATAATGTATTTCCATATACGAGGCTTTAAACTCAGCATCTTAACACTTTTTTAAATAAACTATTGATAATCAATAAGTTAGAAAAAAAAAGAGAGCACAAAGAGAGCATAAAGAGAACACTAACTACATAAAAGTCAACACTGCCCCTATAGTTTAACGGATAAAACTTCGGTCTTCTAAACCGATGATACAGGTTCGATTCCTGTTGGGGGTACAAAAAAAAGGGGGCAACTAAGCCCCCTTTCTCTTTGGTGCGTGTGAGACACCATCAATTATCAAACACTATGACACACTAAAGTTTTCTAAACAAGTCAATGTTCGCATCAGCCAACTCATTGCCCTCAGCAATCATTCTTACTTTCTCGGCTCTCTTTATAGCCTTTCGCATCTGAGCCATCTTACTCAAACCCATTACAGGTTCGGGTGCTTCGTTAATCAATCTACCATCCCTAACAGTATATCCCATACTCGATGGTGGTACGCTAATATGTTTCATATATCCAATTTAAAAGTTACTACCAATAAACACAACTTAAATGTCCAAAAACTATTGTTGTCATCAGGCGGCATAATTTCCCATCCTAACATAAACCTGTCGTGAGGGAAGTGAAACGCTATTTCTAATGACCAATCCACTCACAAATATAGTAATTTTTGTGAGATGTTTAGGGGTTTGAGGTTCCCCCCCCGCCACACGCTCGTGCCCCCCGTCCGGAAACCGATTTTTTTTTCGAGGGGGGGGTGACCATTTTCGATTCCGCATCTCGGAATTTTTGGCGATTTCTGACCGCCTATCTGCCTGTGCTCATCCTGTAGGAGTGACCACTGCCCTGTGCCCGTTCCCCTGTCCCCACATCCCCGTTCCCGTTCCCGTTCCCCGTCTTCCCCTCCGCTCTTGTCCTGCAGAGAAAGTGTCTTTAAAGACACAAAGAGACACGAAGAGAATCTCTTT